TCCGGCTGGTTAGTTGTCGATGAGGTGCACAGTAGTGCTATGCTGGCGCTGCGGAACAAAACGGAACAATAGGGGAACAGTTCCGTTTTGTTCCCCGGGATAAGGGTACATGCAGGGGAACAAACAGGAACAACAACACTAAGTGTTGTTCCTTTGTTCCAGCATGTATCGGCAAGTTTGTAGCATTGAAGCGGTACAGACGCGGAAAGGAGTAAGATTGTGCAAGATGCCAACTCCCGCCAGCTCGGCGGGACTCACTACATGGATCGAGCCATGCAGCCGTGGGATTATATAGCGGCTAATAACTTAGGGTTTTTTGAGGGTAATGTCGTAAAATACGTCACGCGCTGGAAGGACAAAGGCGGCGTCGCCGACTTGGAGAAGGCGAGGCATTATTTGGATAAATTGATTGAGATTGTCGGTAATGAGACCAAAGGCTAGAAAATACGACCGCGAAAAAGTTTGCGCAGATATTTTCGCCGACATGAGAAACGGCCTTAGCGCGCTAAAGGCGTGCAAGAAAAACGGGGTTCCTCAAAGCTGTTTGAACGATTGGCTGAATCAGGATCCACAACTTGCCGCAGAATACGCGCGAGCTAGAGAAGAGCTTCACGACTTCATCGCCGGAGAGATCCTTCAGATCGCCGACCAACCGCCGCCTTTGACGCCAGACGGCAAGGTCGACAACGGCGCAGTGCAGGCGATGCGCTTGCAGGTCGATACCCGCAAGTGGCTACTGTCCAAGCTGGCCCCGAAACGCTACGGCGAGCGGGTGGCGCTGGCGGCTGATGAGGAGTCGCCGCTTCAGGTCGGCATCAACGTGAACTTCGTAAAGCCCAATGGCTGAAGCTAACTTGCCCGACTGGGCCGAAGTTCTTTTTGACGAGTCGGCGCGATACATCGCCGTGCGCGGCGGGCGTGGTTCCGGCAAGAGCCGGTCGGTCGCCACCGCATTAGTGCTCAGGGCCGCACAGAAGCCTCTACGGGTGCTTTGCGCTCGGGAGATACAGAAGAGTATCAGGGACTCGGTAAAACGCCTCCTAGACGACGAGATTGCGCGCTGCGGGCTAGGGAAGTTCTTCGTCTCAACGGATACAGAGATCAGAGGCAAGAACGGCAGCTTGTTCCTGTTCGCCGGGTTGAGAACAAACGTCGACTCGGTGAAGTCGATGGAAGGCATCGAGGTCTGCTGGATCGAAGAAGCGCAGACGGTCAGCCAGTCGAGTCTTGATACTTTGATCCCGACCATCCGACAGGAAGGCAGCCAAATCTGGCTAACTTGGAATCCGAAATACGAAACCGATCCGGTCGAGGTGATGTTCTCAGGCTCGACGCTGCCGCCTTCAACGCGGCTGGTGACTGTCAACTACGACTCGAACCCATGGTTCCCCGAAGTCCTGCGCGCCGAGATGGAGTACGACCGCGCCCGCGACCCGGAAAAGTACCAGCACGTCTGGCGCGGCGCTTACCTGACGAATTCAGAGGCGCGCGTGTTCCGAAACTGGAAGGTCGAGGAGTTCGAAGCTCCCAAGGACGCGATTCACAGGCTCGGCGCCGACTGGGGCTTTGCGGTCGACCCGACTGTATTGGTTCGCTGTCACTTGGTCGGTCGGACTCTGTACGTCGACCACGAGGCCTACGCGCTGGGCTGCGACATAACAGCAACGCCGGACCTGTTCATGTCGGTGCCGGAGGCCGAGAAGTGGCCGATGGTGGCCGATAGCTCGCGGCCCGAGACAATCAGCCACATGCGAAAGCATGGCTTCCCGCGAATCACTGCGGCGGTGAAGGGCGCGAACAGTGTCTTTGAGGGCATCGAGTGGCTGAAATCCTACGATATCGTCGTTCACCCGCGCTGCCAGCACGTCATTGATGAGCTGTCGCTCTACAGTTACAAGACGGACACCTTGACAGGAGCCGTGCTTCCTGTTCTGCAGGACAGAGACAATCACTGTATCGATGCGTTACGATATGCGCTTGAAGGCGTCCGCAGGGCGCAGGCTGCGCGGCCAGTCGCCGAGGTGACGCCGCTAGCCGTGGCGAATCGCTGGAGATAGCATGGCTCGAATCAGTAAAGAACAACGACTGCTTGACGTACACGAGGAGGCGCTGAGCCGCTTCGACGATATCCAGTCTGCGCTTCGCGACGAGCGGCTGCAGTGCCTGCAGGATCGACGGTTCTACTCTCTCAGCGGCGCGCAGTGGGAAGGCCCGCTCGGCTACCAGTTCGAGAACAAACCGCGCTTTGAAGTCAATAAGATTCACCTTGCGGTGATCCGCATCATCAACGAGTACCGCAACAGCCGCGTCACGGTGGACTTCATCGCCAAAGACGGCGCGACGAATGAGAAGCTGGCCGAGACATGCGACATGCTGTTCCGCGCCGACGAGCAGGATTCGACGGCTGATGAGGCTTACGACAACGCCTTTGAGGAAGCGGTGGCCGGTGGCTTCGGCGCCTGGCGGCTGCGCTCTTGCTACGAAGACGAGTACGACCCAGAGAACGAACACCAGCGCATCAAGATCGAGCCTATCTTCGACGCTGATAGTTCAGTCTTCTTCGATCTCGACGCCAAGCGCCAGGACAAAGCCGACGCGCGGTACTGCTACGTCGTGCATTCCGTCACGCGCGAGGCGTACAAAGAGGAGTGGGGCGACGACCCGTCCGACTGGCCGAAGCTGGTGCAGCAGGTCGAGTTCGACTGGGACACGCCGGACGTGGTGTATCTGGCTGAATACTACCGCGTGGAAGAGGCGTCCGAGCTGATTCGGACCTTCCGCAACATCGACGACAGCGAGGAAAAGTACTCTCAAAGCGACTTCGAGGCCGACGAAGAGCTTGAGGAAACGCTAGCGGCAATCGGTGCGGTTGAGGTCAAGCAGCGGCGCATCAAGCGGCGTCGTGTGAGAAAGTACATTCTCTCAGGCGGAAAGATCCTCGAGGACTGCGGTTACATCCCCGGCACCTGCATTCCGGTCGTTCCGGTCTACGGGAAGCGCTGGTTCGTCGATAACGTCGAGCGCTGCATGGGTCACGTGCGTTTGGCGAAAGACGCGCAGCGCCTCAAAAACATGCAACTGTCCAAGCTCGGCGAGATTAGCGCGCTGTCGTCTGTCGAGAAGCCGATCATGGTGCCGGAGCAGGTGGCCGGGCACCAGGTGATGTGGGCTGAGGATAATATCAAGAATTATCCCTATTTGTTGGTCAACCCGATCAATTCAACTGACGGAACCCAGCAGTTCGCTGGCCCGCTGGCCTACACGCGCTCGCCTGCAATCCCGCCTGCTTTGGCAGGGCTGCTTCAGCTCACAGAGCAGGACATGGCCGATATCTTGGGGAACCAAGGCGAGGCCGACAAGATTGTTAGCAATATCAGCGGCAAGGCCGTTGAGATGATCCAGCAGCGTCTGGACGGCCAGACGTTTATCTACATGAGCAATTTTGCCAAAGCGATGAAGCGCTGTGGCGAGATCTGGCTCGCGATGGCGCAGGAGATTTACGTCGAAGAAGGCCGGAAAATGAAGGGCGTGGCGGTCACCGGCGACACGCAGCCGCTGGTGCTCATGCGTCCGAAGGTGGATGAGGAGACGGGGCGCATCGAGTTCGAGCACGATCTCTCCGACGCCAAGTTCGACGTGGTTGCTGATGTCGGCCCAAGCAGCGCCAGCAAGAAGAGCGCAGCCGTGCGCGCGCTGACAGGCATGATGCAGATTACGAGCGACCCAGAGACGCAGATGGTGCTTCAGGCTTTGGCACTCATGAACATGGAGGCCGAAGGACTCGGCGACGTTCAGGACTTCTTCCGCAAGCGCCTGGTCGGCATGGGCGTGGTCAAGCCGACCGAGGAAGAGCTAGCCGAGATGGAGCTGGCCGCAGGCCAAGGCCAGCCGCAGGATCCGAATGCGATCTACCTGCAAGCCGCAGCGGAGGAAGCCGTCGCCAAGGCCGAGAAGGCCCGCGCGGATGTGATCGACACGATTGCGGATGCGGAACTGAAGCAAGCGAAAACGGCAGAGGTGCTGGCGGGCATTGGCGTCGAACCCGTGGCTGCGTCCGCCTCCCCTCCCTCGGCCACGCCTGGCGCCCCGGCCAGCACTTCTGCCGCCTCGCCTGCTCCCAACGTGCTCGACGAGATCGAGACCGAGAAGAAGCTTCTTCAGCTCGAGCAGCTGCGCCTCGAGACCTCGCTCAAGTTCCGCGAGGCGCAGGCGAAAGAGGACGAGAAGGAGCAGCTCGAGAAGCTGCGCCAGGCCGAGCTGTCAGTTCAGGACGCAGCCGAGCAGTTGGTTACGGCGAGTCAGGACATCAAAGCCACAATCGACGCGCTGATTCGATCCAACGAATCGACAGCGAAGGACGCCATCGAGGCGATCAAGCGTCCGAAACGCATCATCAGAGAAAAGGGCCGCATCGTCGGCGTGGAGTAAACAATGACGCTTCAGTATTCCGTAACTGTTCGCAACGCCAAGCTCGATGCGGTCGAGACTGCCATCGGCGCTTCGGCTGTGCTCAAGATCCGCAGCGGCTCGGTTCCTGCCAACTGCGCGGCGGCAGACAGCGGCACGGTTCTGGCAACAATCAACCTGCCGTCAGACTGGATGGACGCCGCCACCGGCGGCACTAAGTCGAAGGCGGGAACCTGGACGGATGCGTCTGCGGATGCATCCGGAACTGCCGCACACTTCCGGTTATATGCATCCGACGGCACCACCTGTCACGCGCAGGGCACCGTCGGGACCAGCGCAACGGACATGATTGTTGACAGCGTGAGCTTTACGAGCGGGCAGTCTTTCACTGTGACCGCGTTCACCCTGACGGCGGGTAATGCGTGATGGATGTCTTTTTGATCAAAGACGGAAAGGTAGACAACTGCATCTGTGCGGACAGCGTAGAACGCGCGCAGAGGTTTTACCCCGACCACATCTGCATCGAGCGCACGGACGCACTGCGCGGCTATGGCCCGGGCGATCTGTACGACGGGCAGAACTTCTCGAAAGCGCCATACGTACATGTAATCCTCCCGGTCAGCCGACTGGAATTCCTGCGTCGCTTTACGCCTGAGCAGCGCATCGCCATCCGGGCATCGACCGACCCGGTAATCATTGACGCACACGAGCTGCTCGACATTGCCACCGAGATCGCTGCTGACGACCCAGACACGATCCGATATGTGCGCTATCTGCAACAGCAGGGCTTCATTTCGGCAGCAGATGCCGACCGCATTCTGGAGGTAGATCAGTGAGCCTCGGCGGACCTGTACTGCGTCAGCATGTAGTCGAGTTCATCGATGGGACCGGCATCAAGACCGATGGCGTGGTTGACACGTCAGACACCGCTTCGCCATTTAGCTGGACTGTGCCTGCTGGTGTGACAAAACTTTTTGTAACTGGGTGTGGTGGCGGTGCTGGTGGAAATGGCGGAAGTGCTAACGCAACCGCCGCTGCAGGTGGCGGTGGTGGCGGCGCAGGAATGTGCGTTATAAATCTTCCGGTTGATGTTGTTGCAGGAACAAACCTGACAATTGCCATTGGCGCGGCAAGTAACGGCAGTGCTGCGTCTAACAACGTTGCGGCAGGAGGAAGCACCACTATTTCTCCTGTGTCTGTTGCTCTTTTTAACATTAACAGTACAACATTTGAAATTTTAGGCGCTGGTGGGTCTTTTGGTATGTCTGGTGGCGCAGTTAATGGCGGCTCTGGAGGTGAGGGCGGAAGATTTAACCTTAACAACGGCGGTGGCAGCGCATCCAATACATCTCCCGGCCCCGGCGGAAATTCTTTAACACTCCTATTTGATCCATACTGCTTTACCCGAGGCGGCGCTGGCGGCGGGGGGTACAACACGACAGGAGGTTCGTCAGCGGGGGGTAATGGTGGCGGCGCTGGGTCTAATACTTTTGGTAACTGGATGGATCAAGGCGGAGTAACTGCTGCGGTCGGCGGAACTGGCGGGCAAAACGGAACACGCAGTTCTGGTGGTGGCGGAGCTGGCGCTTCTAGTTTCTTTGGAAACGGAGGAAATGGAGGCGGTAATGCCGCAAGTTCAAGCCAAGACGGAAGCAACGCTACAGGGTATGGAGCTGGCGGCGGTGGTGGCGGTGGTGGCGGTTCTGGCGGAAATGGATCAAAAGGATATATTCGATTTGTCTATTGGAGCATTGACTAAATGCTAGGCGGGCCAGTTATAAAGCAACACATTGTAGAATTCATCCGCGGAACCGGCATCAATATAGACGGAATACTAGATAGCACAAGCGCTAACGGTCCGTGGACGTGGACTGTTCCCCTCGGAGTTGCGCAGATTTTTGCAACTGGTTGCGGAGCAGGATCTGGCGGCACAGGCGGTACAAATGCAACAAACAGTGGTGGCGGTGGTGGTGGCGGAACTGGCTTATGTTGTATTGATTTTCCTGTTGAGGTTGTTCAAAACACCTCTTTGACAGTAACAGTAGGGGCAAAAGGCACAGGCGGAACACCAACAACCGCCGCAACAGCGGGCGGAGATACGACGATTGATGGCGTTGTCACGCCAATCATGACCGACACCGGATCGACTATAAAATTCTTGGGCGGCGCTGACGGCACTACAACAACAAGCAGCGCGGGAGTGGCTGGGCTGTCTGGTGGTAAAGTTATTGCTGGTGGAAGCGGTGGCGCATCAGCAGCATCG